GAGGGTATGGGTGGCTACGAGCTGGTGTGGCATTTGACCGGCCTTTATCCTGAGTGGTGGCCCGGCAAACGCTTCGACCGCGCCGTGAAGTGTTGGGCGGCCGGCACGACCAACCAGAAGACCAAGGAGATCCTGCAGGAGAAACTGTGCGGGCCGATAAGTGACATCGGTACCGGGTTGATCCCCGGCGACTGCATCGTGGATTACAAGAAAAAAGCGTCCTCCGTGCCAGACGTTATCGAGACGGTTTATGTCAAGCACACCAGCGGTGACACCTCAATCGTGGTTTTCAAGTCATATGAGCAGGGCCGGACCGCTTTCGAGGGCACTGAGCAGGATGTGGTCCTGCTGGATGAGGAGCCGCCCGAGGATGTGTACGAGGAGTGCTTGACGCGAACCATGACCACGAAAGGCATTATCATGCTGACCTTCACGCCGCTGCAGGGCGTGTCCAAGGTGGTCATGAAGTTCATGCCGGGCGGTATCGCCCTGGACGGGCCGGTGCCGGCGGTAGACGGCGGGGCGCCGATCAGGTACCTTGTGTCGGCCACCTGGGATGACGCCCCGCATCTTGACGAGGGGCAGAAGCGGAAATTATGGGCCGGACTGGAGCCCCATCTGCGAGATGCCCGGTCGAAAGGTATCCCCTCCCTGGGGTCCGGGGCGATCTACCCGATTCTGGAATCCGAGATCACGGTGGATGATTTCGAGATACCACCATTCTGGCCCAGGGCTTATGGGTTTGATGTCGGGTGGAATTGCACGGCGGCGGTATGGGGGGCTGTCAATCCCGAGACGCAGGTATGCTATCTCTATTCGTGCTACTCCCAGGGGCAGAATCAACCGGTGGTGCATGTTGCCGGGATAAAGTCGAGGGGATCATGGATCCCAGGATGCTCCGATCCCGGGGCAAGGGCAGGTTCTCAACGGGACGGTGAGAAATTACTTGACGAATATCGTGATTTGGGGTTGAATCTGGTAATTGCTGACAATTCCGTTGAGGCTGGTATCTTCGACGTGTGGATTTTACTCAGCACCGGAAAGTTGAAAATCTTTAAATCACTCGCCCCGTGGCTGGAAGAGTTCCGGATTTACCATAGGGACGAGCTAGGAAGGGTTGTAAAAGTGAATGACCACCTGATGGACGCCACGCGGTACTGGGTCAGGACCGGCCGACGTATCGCCCAGCTGCCGCCGACCAATGTGATACTTGCGGCCCTGGGGGCCAACACCACCTATGACCCGTTGAGGTATGGACTATGAGCGGATTATTCGGATCGGTGAAGAAAGCGAAGCCGCCGCCAATTGTCGAACCGGTGACGGACGACACGGAAGCGGTGAAGGCCGCTGCCTTTCGTGAGGCGGAGATGCTGCGCAAAAAGCGGGGGTTCCGGTCAACCATAGCCACATCCGGCCAGGGTGTTTCCGGTAACGCCCCCGGCACGAGGAATACCCTTGGTTGAGCAGCCGGACATAGTCAAAGAGGTCAAGGGCACAATGGCCGCGCTTGAAGAGATCAGGCGGCCCTATGAGCCCATGATCGATGACATCCTGACGTACATCTACCATTCCCGGCGCAAGGTCCGGGAAACGACCCTCAAGGGCCAGAAGACCGGTATCCAGGTTTATGACGGCACCGCCATCAGCGCGGTAAACCTCCTGACTGACGGTCTTACCGGTTACACAGTGAGCAAATCGTTCAAATGGTTCTCTTATGCATTGCCGCAGAAAACACCCGGTGGCCAGAGACTCGACTCATTCCCGGGAGTAAAAAGATGGCTTGAAGATTGTGAGGAGGCGATGTATGCGGCATTCCTCGCCAGCAATCTTTACGAACAGGCCCCGGAATTTGTGCGAGATGCCGTTACTGTTGGAACAGTTACGATCAATATTGACGAAGATATTGCTGGCCGCCGGGTTGTTTTCACCGTCCCCCATTTCCGGGAATGTTACTGCGCGGAAAATTTTTTCGGCGTCGTGGACACCAATTACCGCAAGTACAACCTGACCCTCAAGCAGATGGTTGAGAAGTTCGGCTATGAGCAGATGGCGGCGGTTGATAAGAAATTCAAGAAAGATTACGAGACGAACCGGCACAAGGAGCGTGAGGTAATTCATGCCCGATTCCCCAGGGCGGACTTTGACCCAAGCAAGATGAACGGCCGGAACAAGCCCTTTGCCTCCGTGTGGGTGATGACCTCCGGATGGAAGCTGCTTCTTGAGTCCGGTACATCGCAGCAGCAATTCGTCACCTGGAGGTGGCGCAAAAACTCCGACGAGTGGTACGGCCGTAGCCCGGCATGGGACGCTTTTGTGGATGCCATGACCAGCAACCAAGCCGCGAAAACCAATTTGACCGCCGCCCACAAAATGGTCGAACCGCCCATGATCGGGCCGGCCGACCTGCGGGGGGCGATCCGTAACGGCCCTGGCGGCTGGACGTGGGTCAGCAATATGACCGCTGACCGTCTGCCCCGTCCGTTGCAGGAAAATATTCAGCTGCCCTTCGGCCTGGAAATGCAGGACAGGTTAAGCGAGAAAGTCAAGGACCATTTTCAGGTTGACTTTTTTCTCATGTTGACCCAAGCTGCACTGCAAAAGGTCGAGATGACCGCAACACAGGTTATCGAGATGGGCGGCGAGAAAGCAGCGGTCCTCGGGCCGAGAGTCGGCCGCCTGGAAACAGAGGCCATGAGCCCGATCCATGACGCGGTTTTTTCCATCGAACAACGGGCCGGCCGGATACCACCACCACCACCCATTCTGCAGGAGTACGGCGGGGCCGGAATTGACGTACAGTATCTCGGGCCGCTGTCGCAGGCACAGCGGAAACTATTCGTAAGCCAGGGTATTGACCAGGGCCTTGATTTCATCGGTCGGATCATGGCCGTGGCGCCCGACGCCCTTGATCACGTCAATTTTGACAATACGGTCCGGGACGGCTTGACGGCCCGAGGATTCCCGCAGAAGGATCTCAATTCGGCGGATACCGTCAAACAGATCCGTCAGACGCGCCAGGAAGCCCAGGATCAGCAGGCGCAGCTCGAACAGGCCATTGCCATGGCGAAGGCGATGCCGGCCGCTGGTAAGGCCATTGAGCCCACCAGTGCGGTGGGTATGATGATGGGTCAAGATGCTTGAGCATGAGATAGAGAAATACCGAATGGTTTTTATGAACCCCATCGGTCTGGAAGTTCTCGGGGACATTCTTGGCATGTGCCACTTTGGTTGCACTTTGGACCCGGATAACCCGGCCGCTGTTGCCGAGCACAATGTCGGCGTGATCATTTTGAACAAATGCGGGGTGTTCAACGAAGGGACGCTTCCGCAGGTACTTAAAGCATTCACGGCAGTAACGCCGGAACGAAAGGAGGTTACAGGATGAAAAAGATTTTGTTGACCGGCGTGGCGCTTTTGATGGCCGTGTCTGTTGTCAGTGCAGAAGAGTTCCTCTCGCCCCAGGGCGACGGAAAGGGCGTGATCGGTGGCCGTAAGGCCGAGGCGTGGCGTCAGGTTATTACCGAGAATATCGAGTTTTCCGAGCAGTCCGCGTGCGATACCCCTCCGACCGGCCACTGGAACCTGTGCACCACATCGGCCGGCTTGTTCATCATCGATGACCAAGCTGCAGCCACACAACTCACCTCCGGTGCCGGGGACAATACCCTTGACAACGCCTATGATCAGGGCGGGGCCGGGGCCGGGCGGACAATCACCGCGGATACCGGGGCCGTCACCATCAACAACACCGACGCCGATACCGCCTATCTGCTGGCCGTCACGCCGACGCCCGGCAGTTCCGCGGCAACCGGTGGTGTTCAGATCACCAGCGGCGCCAACGCAACGCAGGATTCGCTCAACATCGTCAATGCCGGGACCGGTGACGATATCCAGGCCGGCAATGGTGCTTTCAAGGTTTCGTCTACCGGAGCGGTTACTGGGTTGTCAGTTGACCTTACCGGGGCACTGACTGCCGCCGGGATTGTAACCCTAGGAAACGGTACGGCTGCAGCTGCGATCAACACATCATCCTGGGATATTTCCAGCGCAGGCGCAATGAGTGGTTTTTCTTCCCTGACCCTCACCGATGATATCACCCTCGCCAACGGTAAGGCGGTCAAGTCCAGCACAACCACGGCGGAAACCATGTTGCTGCAGGCATACGACGTGGACAACACCACCTATCGCGACGTGCTGACGTTGACCAACGGCAACACCATTGCGGCGGCGCTGGGCAGCGGCTTGGAAACCGTAGCGATCAATTCCACCACCTGGGACGTTTCTACCCTCGGGGCATTTACCGGTATTGCCGATGTTACCGGGACGGCTGGTGAGGCCCTGGGAATCACCCTGGCCTCAAACGGCGCGGCAGACGATCTGACCATTTCCGTTACCGGCGCCAATGATTCGAGCGTGATTCTTGCTTCGGCCGGCACCGGGGCGGACGCCATCAGTATTCAGACGTCAGCCGGTGGTGTTGATATCGACTCTCCCGCCGCCCAAGACACCAATATTGCCGGCGGACAGGTCGCCCTTGTCAGTAAGGACGATGCAGCATCTGCCATTTCTCTTACCGCCAACATCGGGACCAGCGAGACAATCGTCGTCACCAACACCCAGGGTACGAGTGAATCCGCCGTTACGCTGGTATCAACCGCCGGCGGTGTAAACGTAGACGCCGCCGCGGCCAAAGATTTGGATCTTGCCGGCGGCCAGGTAAAACTGGTGAGTAAGGACAACGCGGCCGGGGCCATCAGCCTGACCGCGAATATCGGAACCTCGGAGACGATCCTTGTCACCAATACCCAGGGTACCGATGAAGCATCGATCAACGCCACTAGCACAGCGGGCGGTGTGAACATTGATGCGGCCGCCGCCAAAAATGTTGCCATCGACGGTGGTCAGGTTCTGATCGGTTCCAAGGATGATGCGGCTTCAGCCATCGCACTTACCGCTAATGTCGGTACATCGGAGACTATTGTCGTTACCAACACTCAGGGTACGGCGGCCGGAGCCATCGCTTTGACAGCGACCGCCGGCGGTATTACCGCAACCACTGCGGCGGGGAAAGCGATTACTTTGGCCGGAACCACCAACCTGCTGGAGGGTGCGGACGTTGCTTCTCCGGCCGGCGGGGAACTTGATCTTGGAGACGGCAACTATTTCAATATCACCGGTACCAACAATATCACTTCCATCGCTGCGGCCGACTCAACTTCTGGCCGGATGGTAGTACTGAAATTTGCTGACATTTTGACTTTTACGGATGGTAATAACCTCAAACTGGCCGGAAACCTTGTCACATCAGCGGACGATACGATTACGCTGTTTTGTGATGGGACAAGCTGGTTTGAAATGGCACGGTCAGTCAACTAACACATAGGAGCCCTATTTTATGAAATTTTTTGATCGAGTGACCTACGCGCCGGATGATCCACCCCCGGCGGGTGGGGATCAAGACATCAACAATCTGGGATGGAGAGCAGCGTTACCGGATGAGTATAAGACCCATGATTATGTCAAGACCTTCCAAAAACCGGGTGATTTTGTAAAGTCGGCCCTGGAGATCAAGGCGGAACGTGACGGTCTTACCGCAAAGCTGGGACGGGCTATTTTCAAACCGGGGGAGAACGCAAAACCGGAAGAAATTTCCGCTTACCACAAAGCACTCGGTGTGCCTGAAAAGCCGGATGATTACGAGTTTCCCAAAACCGAAGGGGTTGAACATGACCCGCAAATGCTCAGTTGGGCCAGAGGCATGTTTCACAAGGCCGGCCTGAACAAAGAGCAGGCGGGGGTGATCTCCCAGGGCTGGGACTCGTTCATATCCGAGATGGCAAAGGCCAACGACGAAGCCGTTAAAAAAGGTATCACCGAAGCAGAAACGGCGTTGAAAGCCGAGTGGAAAGCGGATTATGACAAGAATCTTGAAATAACCCGCAGGGGGTATGATGCTTTTGAAAAGGCTGTCCCCGGCTTCAAGGATATTCTCGAACTCGACACCGCCGGTGGAAAGATCGGGAACAATCCGATAATGACCAAGGTGTTCCACATGATTGGCAAGGCCATTGGGGATGATCTCAGTATTCCTGGTTTGCCGAACAGCGTGCCGCCGAAAGTTGAAGCCAATTTTCAGTCGATTTACAAAGTACCAAACCCGCCGCGTTAAAGGAGTAACGCACGATGACCACAAATGCACTCGTAGGATACAACACCCTTATGGATGTTGTAAATCAGTACACCAGTATGGACGGGCAGGGGACGTATATCGCCGCGGCGAAGACGCTTTCCCGGAAGTGCCCGTTAATCGCGATCCTGCCCATGATGCCGTCAAACCAGATCATGAGCAATATCGGCAGCCGTGATGCATACCTGTCCACTCCGGGCACTCGTCGGTTTAACGAAGGTGTTACCCCGACTGCTACCAAGACCACACCGTTCACCGATCCGATTTGTATCGTTGAGGACTACAGCGAGGTTGATAAAGCTTTGTGGATGATCCAGAACGATCCGAACCGGTGGAGGGAAGGAAAGGACCAGCGGAAGGTCGAGACAATGACCCAGAAAGCGGAAAATCTCCTGTGGTATGGGAATGTGGCGACCGATACCGCCGGTATTAACGGCGTCTGCACCCGGTTCAACTCACTTACCCGTCGGCCGAACAGTGACACCGCCTGGCCTTATAATACGGTGAGTGCAGGCGGGTCCGGTGGTGACACCACCAGTATTGTTGTTATGCAGTTTGGTGAAGGTAAGGTATTCGGTCTGTACCCAAAGAACCTGCCCGGCGGCCTGACGATTGAAGACCTCGGTGAGGTAACAAAGGAGGAATCCGGAAAACTTATGCAGGTGCTCCGGACCCATTTCGTTTGGAACTTCGGTCTTTCCATCGAGGACGAGCGGTGTGTTCAGCGTATCTCCAATATTGAGGTTTCCGGTACCACCAATATCTTCGATGAGGATCAGCTGATCGTAGCGATCAACAACCTGCCCGATGGCGGCGCGGACCCGAGTACCACCATTTTCGTGTCCCGTTCCGTCAAAAATCAGTTGGATATTCGGGCAAAAGACAAAAATAACGTTCGGTATGAGATGTCCGAAGTATGGGGCCAGACCGTCACAAAGTTTCGTGGAGTCCCGGTGATGTTGGCCGAGAAGCTCCTTGAAACCGAAACCGCAGTAGCGTAAGGAGGCATTGACCATGGGAATGTACGATTATAAGTTGCTCCTGTGCGCGGCGCAGGTACTTGGTAATGCCGCTGATGAGTACACCGATGATGAGGCAAACTTCGGTGTTGTTACCCCCGCCGTCAATATGGGCGGAAATTTCGGTCTGCACATGGCCGTAACCACAACTTTTACCGGGCTCGACAGCGGGGCCATCTTGTGGACCGCTCACGGTGCTGCCTCGTCTCCGACTACCAAGCATACCGGTATGTTCATCCCGGTTGCCAGTCTGGTCGCCGGGGCGCATTTCTTCGTCCCCTGCGGTAACGTCCCGCTCCTGCAGTATGCGCGGGGCCTGTTCGATATCGTGAATGAAGTCGCCACCGCCGGCGCGGCCACAATGTGGTTTGGCCCCGGTCCTGAGTAATTAAAATCGTGGCCCGGCCGGCTGATACGGCCGGGCCACCCAGCGTGAGGATTTTTATGATTGTCAAATGCGTTCAAGAGTGTTTTGATTCCGTCCGCTGCCGGCACTATTTCCCCGGTGATCAGGACGACATAGCCCCTATGAGTCCGGTTGCCCAGCATTTTGAAGGCTGGCCGCCCGGTACGGAAATCTACTGTAAGATTCGTGGTACCAAGACCACCCCGGCCCGCGACGGCGTTAAGGTTGTCCCCGGTGTCCGTCCGGTCGATCCGGCCCCTGCCGCCCCGCCGCCCGTCACTCATGAGGACCACCCGTGCCCCTGGTGCGAGTTCAAGGGGAAGAATGAGGCATCCCTGCGGACCCATCAGCGCAGTTGCAAGTCGAAACCGGTCGAACCTGGCGCCCCGCCCCCGTTTGGTGAGGCAGAGTAATGGCCTACTCGGTTCTCGGTATCTACAACCTGGCGCTTGCGGATCTCGGGGTTGCCAAAGTTGACAGCACGTCCGAATCATCCACTGCCTGTAACCGCATCAACGACGTGTACCAGTACATCAGGGATGAGGTTCTGGAGGCGAACGACTGGAATTTTGCCATCACACGGGTGCTGCTTACCGAGAATGCCGAGGCCCCCGTTCAGGGCTTTGATCACGCCTATACCCTGCCGGCGGATTTTCTCCGTCTCTGCGAGGACGACGCAAATGATCCGCCGGTTTATCCGAATGGCCTGCCGTATGTGATCGAGGCCCTTGCTGACGGGACGAGTTGTCTTTTTACCGATTACGATAACGCTTCTGAAAACCTGTCCATCCGGTACGTCAAGCGGGAAGAGAATCCGGCCCGGTATTCCGCTATTTTCTGCCGGACCATTGCGGCCCGCCTCGCTGCTGCCGTTGCCCTTCCGCTCACTGAGAGTTTGAAGAAGCTCGAAGCGATGGAGGCCCTCTATGAGCAACGCCTTTTAAACGCCAAAGGGCTATCCCGCTCCGGGGATTATCTGACGAATGAAACAGGAAGCACAGATTGGGTCAATGCGGGACGATGAAAGAATTAAGGAATCTACGTAGAATAAGTTCCGGCCTGTGGACCGACGGCCAGAAGTCTTATCGTATTCTCGAAGAGTCCGAGTCCATCTACGTTTTCGTTCCAAACGCCATTATTGGTCGTCTTCTAACGGTTGATGCCAACCACCGTGTTGTCAGTATTTCCAATCTTTCCACCAAAATTTCCGGTACGGCCGGGCGCCTGACTTCCATCGATAACGGATCGGGCGGTGTCATCCTCGATGTGGTCGAGAGTGGTCTGGACCACGGGTCATTTGCCGGCCTTGTGGGTGACGACCACACGCAGTATCATAATGACACCCGCGGGGATGTGCGGTATTATACGAAAGCGCAGATTGACGCGCTTGATCCGCTCTGTCGCAAAGGTGAAGTGCTGGTTTACAAGGGGGACACGTTGACTTATGGCTGATGCTTTGAAATACACCCTGTGCCTGCTTGATTCCGGTGTGGCCGGGATGCAGGCCGGCGATCCGAAAACAACGATTTACACGGTCCCGCCGGGCCGGAAGGCGGTCCCGGTTCTGGCCGTGGTCCGTAATCCTACCGCTTCATTGGCGGATGGGATTGATTTTGATTTCGGGGACGGCGCCAATGCTGACACATGGGTAAATACTGTTGATCTTTCCGGGCTGACCGCTGCCACCGACTCCTATGTGGTATCCGGCCTTGGTGCAAAGTATACCATCCTTGACGCCGGGGACGAATGGGGGATAAAACCGGTGACAGGGGCCACGGCCGATGCCACCGCGACCATTGACCTTTTCGGCTATGAGTTTGACGCATGAAAACGACTCCTGTCCGTAATAATTTCAATGGTGGAGAGGTATCCCCGAAGCTCGACTTTCGCGGAGACATCGACAAGTACCAATCCGGGTGCCGCACCCTTGAGGGGTTTATCCCACTCATCGAGGGCGGTGTTCAGCGGATGCCCGGCACGTATTATGCAGACGAAACGAAAGATTCTTCCCAGAAATCCCGTCTCATTCCTTTCACCTTCTCAACGACTCAAGCGTATATTCTTGAGTTTGGCAACGAGTACATCAGAGTTTACAAAGACCACGCGAGGATTGCAGGAGTTGAGGTCGTTACACCCTACCAGACCGCCGACCTGCCGACGCTTAAGGTCCGGCAGTCGGCCGACATGCTCTTTATTTATCACCCGAGTTATGCGACTCGCCGACTGATTCGGACCAGCCATACCGCTTGGACCCTTGATGAAGCCCCGTTCAGCCCGGCCCCGACCCAGGAGAAAGGCCATGTGCTGGCGGCCACCCTTACCCCAGCAGCGACGACTGGAACCAGCATCACCTTTACTGCGAGCGCCGCGGTATTCCTTACCGCCGATGTTGGACGCATGATCGAGTACGGGTCGGCCAGAGCATCGATAACATCCTTTACCAGCACCAGCGCGGTTGTTTGCGATATTCTCGATGCGTTTCCCAGCACTGCGGCGATTCCTTCCGGCGACTGGACCTTGCTTTATTCCCCCATTTTCACACTTGAACCGGATCGGACGAGGAAAGGTCAAATCTGCGTTCTGAACCCGAATGGTGCAAAGACCAATCTGATTGACCCGGGTGCGGATAACTGGAAGGAATCGTCAGTTTCCGGGGAGTATTATCTTTCCGTTGGTGCCCCGTTTTATTACGCTACCGAACCTGATGCGATGTATGTCAATAACGTACTTATGACCGAGGGTACACTTGGATCTTTGTCGGCGTTGAGTGGCTATGGTTGGGGATGGGGGGATAATGATGGGCTTGGTTATAATACCATTTATGTTCGGTTTGGGTATGGGCAAGACCCGGAGGATTCGACCTACGGTTACGAGCCTAATTTTCTCCAGCGACTCGACTCCACCAATGTCGGCGTGTTTCGACCCACTGATGTTGGTAAATTTATTTTTATCAACAATGGATGCATCAGAATTACCAAGATCGATTCATCCATATCGGCTAGGGGGGAAATCCTCAGCGCGTTATCGTCCACCGACGCGACCAACGTGTGGACGATGGAAGAAGAGATATGGAACGCCACCGATGGGTACCCTCCATGTGGTGGATTTTTCGAGCAACGGCTTGTTGGCGCCGGGGCGCCCGGCTACCCGCAGACTGTCAATTTAAGCACATCGGCGGATTTTTACAATTTCGCCCGTAACGCTGAGGCAGACGATGCGGCCATGGAGTACACCGTGGCCTCGGACGGTCAGGTGGAGAGTGTCCGATGGGTGGCTGTTGGAGATTATCTCTTCCTTGGCACGACGAACGGCGTCCTCAAAATGGGTGCGTCGAGTTCCACCGACCCATTCACCCAAACAAATGTTTCCGTAAAAAAACAGATCGGCCTCGGGGTAAAAAATATTGACCGACTAGCCGTGAGTGACTCGTTCATGTGGGTCAGTCTGTCCGGTCTCGACCTTTATAAGATGGATTTTTCCCTGGAAAAAGATAAGTATATCCCGACCAACATGACCAGGATCGCCAGCCATATTGCCAAAGGGGCAACCAAGGCATTATCAGGCATGACCGAGCTGGCCTTCCAGCAGTCACCATTCCCTATCGTGTGGGCCGTGCGGGCCGATGGCCAACTTTTGGGGATGACCTACGAGGTGGCAGAGAATATCTATGCGTGGTTCCGGGTCATTACGGACGGTGCGTTTGAATCCGTGGCGGTCATCAGTGATGACGGTGAAGAAGATCAGGTATGGTGTATCGTCAAGCGGACTATTGACGGTACAACCGTTCGGTATGTGGAGTATTTCACCCCTATCGAGCTTTACGGGGGAATAAAGGATTCCTTCTTCGTGCATGCCGGCGCCACTTTTGACGGCGGTGATCCGCTCACCATCACCGGGATTACCAAGGCCAACCCGGCCGTTGTGAGCGCGACGAACACGTTCAGCGGTGGAGAGAAGGTCCGGATCTACGATGTCGAGGGGATGACCGAAGTCAATATCGGGTTGACGACTGCCTACACGGTCGCAAATCCAACCGGGTCCACCTTTGAGTTATCTGGTATTACCTCCGCCGATTGGGGAACTTATACCGGTGGCGGGTCGGCCCTGCAGGTACAAAAGGTTTTTACCTCCGGGCTCAGTCATTTGGAGGGGAAAACTGTCGATGTTGTCATTGATGGTGCGGCGGATGTGCAGCGCACCATCACATCCGGCCAATTGACGATTGGATATTACGGCAACAAGGTCCACATCGGACTTCCGGTCAGCAATACCCTCGCTCCCACAATGCCCTATATCCAAACAGCGCAGGGGGTGTCCCGCGGTAAAAAGCAACGAATAAACGAACTGGTTGTTTCGGTCTATGAAACCCCGTGCGGGAAATTTGGCCGTGATACCACGCATCTTGAGGCAATGAAGATCGGTACCGGCGGGACGCCGGCGCTTTTCTCCGGGGAAATTATCGCCTCCTTCGACGGCAATTGGGGGACCGATGCGCCGGTTATTATCACCCAGGATAAACCGCTGCCGATGACGATCCGCAGCATAAATTATTCGATCAGTGTCAATGAAAACTGAGATTATCCAATATAAGCCGCTTCATGCGTTTGAGCTATACGACCGGCAGATCCGCGAATCCGAGTTCGTCCTGTCGGCGGTCCCTGGGTGGGATGAGGCGGCGATGCGTTGGGTGGGGATGGGACCGGCGTTTACTCTCATGGTTGATAACCGTGTGGAAGCCTGTGGGGGTATTATTATGATCGATGAGACTTTCGGGGAATGTTGGCTGTTGATACCGAAGTCCGCCCATGGTATCATCATTTACCGCGCCATTATAAAAAAATTGTCGGAATTGATGAAACAATGTAAGTTCCGTAGATTGCAAGCGTTTGTTCTGGAAGGATTTGATCATGGTGAAAATTTGGTAAAACGACTCGGGTTTGAACTTGAAGGCCGGTTACGTAAGTACGGCCCGAACGGGGAGAATCTTCACCTCTACGCAAAGGTGTTCTAATGGCCGCCGCGTTACCATATATCGGCTACGCCCTGGCCGCGGTATCGGCCGCCGGTGCGATATCTTCCGCCCAGGCGCAAAAACAGGCCGGAGAAGACGAAAAGACCGCCTATAACATGCGGGCCGCGGCAACCTTGCGCCAGGGCGCACAGGAAGAGGATATTGCCAGGAGTAAATTAGCCAAATTGCTCGCCTCCCAGCGGGCGCTTTACGCAAAAGCCGGTGTGGATATATCATCCGGTAGTCCTCTTACGGTAATGGCCGACACAGCATCTGAAGGGGAAAAGGAAGCATTGAGTATCCGATTCGGCGCCAAAGAGGACGCGCGGCTCCAACGGTTTTATGGAGCAACCGCTTCGGCCGCTGGCCGCCGGCAGGGAACGTCAACACTGATTACCGGCCTCGGGGCGGCCGGACAATCGGCGTTTTCCACGTATAAGAGGACCAACTGATGCCGAAGATACCAACCTTCACATCAGAAGCCACCCAGGGTGTACCAGGAATCGAACCGGGACAGTTTTCCAGGGCGAACCGGGCGACGGCCCAGGGCTCGGAACAAATCGCGCAAATCGGCTTGCAGGCCGCCGATACCCTATCCCGACAGTACGAGGAAGAGAAGGCGGCGGAACGGACCCTAAAGTCCATCGAGATCGACAACGGTTTGAAGTCGGACATTGATGTCCTGGCCTCCGGATACGCCGACCGGGACGACTACGAGAATTTCGACAAGGATCGGGAAAAGCAGATTACCGAACTGCGCAACAAGTACATGGGTCAAGTGGGCGATGATAAGGTTTTACGGGTCGCCTTCGAGCGTCGATTTTCTCAGGAAACCCTCAATTTCTCTAATGTAGTCCGGACCAAGAAACGTGATGTCATGAGCAAGCGGGCGCTTGGCGGGTTCGCGACAACCTATAATCAGGCCCTGCAGAATTACGCCGGTGAGCAAGACCCGACCCGTCGGGAAATTATCCGTAAAGATGTTGAGCTGGGTGTGGCCACAATGGTTGCCAGCCGGTTCATGGATGAAGCGACCGGCGAAAAAACCATCCAAAAATTTATCGATGAATCAGAAAAAACCCGTGCTGACCAGATGATCGAGGCGGACCCTGCTTCCGCGCTTGAAGCACTAAAGACCGGAGATTTTGCGGAACTTGCCCCAGCTGACCGGCAGGCGAAGGTTGAAAAAGCGATTCTCCGTAAAAAACAGAGCGATGATGCCGCGAAAGTCGAGGCGGCTGACGCTGAGAAAAAACAGAAGGAAGCCGAGAAGGTTGCCCATGACCAGGAAGAACGGTCCATTGGTGATCTCTTCGTTTCCGGCGATTATGCGGCGATTATCCCGGCTCTCAAACGGTCGAAGTATTTAAAAGGGGATGAGCTCGCCACCTGGACCACAAAGGTCAAAGAGGCGGTAAAGTCCGGCGGCACGGTTGATAAAACCAAACAGGCCGCCGAAATTATCAAAATCAACCAGATGATCGCCGGCGGCGAAGATCCCGCAAAAATTCGCAACCATATCGCCGGTAATCCAAATATTCTGCCGGAGAATCAGGAGCAGTATATCGGCAAGCTGGAATCGAAACTGAGCGCGGAGATTACCGCCGGCCGCAATGATGGGAATACCATTATCCACGGGCTGATTTTTCCAAAGGCCGGCCTCAACGCCGCCTATCAGAATACCCCCCTGCAGACGCAACGGACCGCTGAGGCGCAGCTTGCCCTTGATGATTGGATCGATGACCAGCAGAAGGCCGGGAAATCACTGACCCGGCAGGAGATCAAACAAAAGGCCATCGCAATCGGTCATGATTATTCGATCAGTTTTGCCGAGATGAACCAGTATCAGCGGGATTTCACCACCAAACAGATGGAAGAGGTCAGGAGGCAGCAAGGTGGCGAATAACGATATCACATGGTCACGCCAACCAAGCGGAACGATCCGGGTCAACCCGCCCCCGCCCGCCCCCGTCCCGGAGATGCTGCCCACTGACCCGCCCCCGTTTGACCTGGACGGGTTTTTTAACGAGTGGCATTCGACGGCCCCGGTGGAAGAGTACCAGCCGAAAAAAGAGGCGTTTGCATCGGTCATGAGCGAGCTGACGCGCCCGTTTCTCTCCCAGGGCTACAACACCATGGCTGCAATGAATCGTGGCGTAGCGGCCTTTTCTGTCCACATGGACAGCATTGCAAATTTTCTTGAGGCCAACGGCGTCGGAGAATCGAGCGGGGTGTTCGACACCGCGGCGAAACAGCTTGAAGAGAACGCCGAGTATTGGCAACGCCGTGTGGATGAGGTCGGTATCAACTTTGTCGATGAGGTAATTTCCGAAGCGGTTGGGGAGGCGATCCCCGGTATCACCACGTTTGCCCTCGATGTGGCGAGTGGGTACACCTTTCCGTTCATGGCCGCCGCCGGGGAGAACCCTGAGAATCCGGTATCCGCCGGTCTGCTTGCTGCAGCAAAGACCGGTACGCTCCACGGCCTTTTCAAAATGATCAATCCGCTTCGCCAGTATCTTCGCGCCCCGGTCATGGGGTCCATCTTTGGTATTGAGGACGCCGCCCAGGCGCCGGAAGGACAGAAGGGCCGGCAATTCACCAAGGGGTTTCTGAAAGGCGTCGGGTATTCTGTCACATCGCCGGGTGGCCGCCTCGGACTGAACGAGATCGTGGAGGGCATCAACAAGGAACTGCCGGTATTCATGCAGAATCAAAAGGGCGCGGTCACATTGCCACCCACCAAGGGGGCACCACCGCCCGTCAATACCCCGGCCACCACGCCGCCCTCCGGTATCCCCCCGGACGCACCGGGCACCCGGCAGCGCAAATTTATCAAGACGGTTGAAGAGTCACCCGAGGCGGCCGAGGCCGACCCCCGTATATCACAGCGGGCGATTAGGGCAAAACAGAAAGGCAAAATCGGTCCGGGTGTAAAACAGATATTTAACGAAATGCCATCGCTGGCCGAGAAAGTGGCGGGGGTTGATCCGCAGAAATATACCATCCTGACGAACGCTGAGACGGTGGCAAAAGTCAAGGACCGTATCGCTACTGACGGTCTGCAGTCGGTGGTTGATTTCGTCAAGAGCGATGCGAAACCGTCCGCCGAGAAAGGTGCGGCTTTTGTTGAATTGATGAAAGAGTTCAACCGCCGCGGGGACTTCGACCGAGCTGTTGAGATGACCGAATTATATGATGCGGAACTGCGGGCCAACGGTCAATTCGTTCAAGCTGCTTCATTATGGAGCAAAAACACTCCGCAGGCGTTTATCAAATGGGGGAACAAGCAGCTTGATTCCGTGCGGAAACGATACAGCTGGCTTGACACGGCGACCGGTAGGCGACCGGAGTCGTTTACCCTCACGCCGGCTGAACAGAAGGAAATCATGGATCTCCACCGGAAAGCCAGCCAAATGCCGGAGGGTCCGGATAAAGCCGACCTCAGTTTGCAGATGGTGGATGTTGTTGCAAAAAAGGTGCCACCCAGTGTGTCTGAGTTGTTCGATGCCTGCCGCTACCAGAATATGCTTTCTTCACCCCGGACCCATGCCCGGAACATTTCGGAAAATCTTTTCAATACCTTCATCACCCGCCCTTACGACATAACCACTATTGGGGCGGTTGATTATACAAAATCACTCTTTACCGGGAAAGATCGGAAAATTTACGTTTCCGATGTTCCGGTATATTTGAAAGCGGCCATTAATGCAGTTCCGAATGCTATGGTGGCGTTCCGAGAAACATGGAAGATGGGCAATTATGCCACGATGGAAAAGCCGGAAATCGGTATCGAAGCGAAGAATGCCTTCGAGGCGTCCCGTACCCGGCAAATCCCCAAAGCATTGACGGTTGTCCCCCGCTTCATGGAGTCCTGCGATAAATTTAACGCGGCTCTTATCGGTGCCGGGGAAACCGCCCGTCTTGTGAAACGGGGAATGCCCCCCGAGGAAGCGTATCGAAAGGCGTCGTCTGTTTCCGAGTCGTACCTTTATCGGGACAAACTCGATCCGGAAGGGCCGGGCCTGTCGTATCCATCCAAGGCGCTGTCTTCTCTCGGTGTGCTTCTGCAGGAATCCCGGAAAATGCCGGTGCTTGGCCCGATCTCAAAATGGTATGTCCCGTTTCTCCGGACCCCGATAAACAAGACCATTCAGATGATGGAGCGTAGTCCGCTCGGGTTGGCCCGTGACCCGAAAACTCTTGCTGATTCCGAGGTGCTGGGCAAGATTCTCGGTGGTTCCATTATTACCGGGATCGGTGCAATGATGGCGTCCACGAACGAAACAACCTGGGCGCCACCGACTCGAAAAGAGGATAAAGAGTGGTTTTATGCCACCGCCCGGAAGCCGTATTCCGTGAAGATTAATGACACATGGGTACCGTTCTGGTATCTCGGACCGTTCGCCTTGTCCTTCGGGCTTCCTGCCGCTGCAAAATACTATTATGAGGATCGTCCCGAGGCACTGACCGATGGCCGGGTTGAAAAACTATTTGCCCTGTCGGAAGGGGTCGGGAAATTTGTGGGGAGTCAATCGTCCACGCAGTCGGTCGGGTCTTTATTTTCCGCGCTGTCCGGGGATATTGATTATAAATTTTCCTCGCAAACCGGGTTTACCGTGCAGCAGCTTATCCCCGGCTCTGCCCTTGTCCGCTATGTGAACACAATCCTTGACCCAGTGTATCGGCATCCGAAAGGTTTTATTGAAAAAATAGAAGCAAACCTTCCGATTCTCAGCGACGACCTTGATGCTCGGATGACTCCATACTTTGAAGAGTCAGTCCGCGACCCGATAAATTATTTTTTACCGTATGATGTTGGTCGCGTAAATCAGGAATATGAGGTACAATACCCGTACCAAGAGATGAAATCGCGTCAGGAATATTTGAATAACCAGATGGAAAGTATAACCAGGCGGCTGAGGACCGGAGAACTTACCTTTGAAGAATCTCTTGACGAACAGACAAAAATTATCGAGGCTGGACCAAAGGTGGCAAAATGACAGTAGCGGAAAATAGCGGCAGGATCAAGGCGGCATGTAACGGAATCCTTTCATCCTTTCCCTTCACCATGGGGATCGCGGATTCCGGGGATATACGGGTCGTTCTGTCCGACTCGGATGGTAACGAATCGACCCTTGTGGAAGGAGTCAATTATTACGTTTCCTGCGTGAATAATTGCAGCTCTGGCGGAACGGTAGTAACAACGGAAACGGATGGGACCACCCTGAAAGCCTATGCCGCCGGGTATCATATCACTATCGCCTTTGATGTGCCGCTCTCTCAGGAGTCCGATTTTACGGAAGGGATGGCCACCCTGTACGAGGTATTCGAGCAGCAGCTTGACAAGCAGATGCGGGCTATTCAGATGCTGCGAGAAGAACTGAACCGGTGTCTCTCCCTACCCGTCAGTCAGTACGCCTCTAACCCGTTCAGTCTGCCGGCCGTATCCGCTAACGCTTTACTCGGATGGAACAGCGCGGGTACGAATCTTGCTAATTTTTCCACCGCAACCGTTACCATTCCTCAGATTGACCATATCGGCAATTACGGCGATGATCTTGCCGCGGCAGTAGCGGCCATCGGTAATAACCTTACCACCCTTATGATTAATAAGGCTATCTCCCTCGCCGGATCGAGTGTAATAACTCCGATCACGCTCGCCTTATGGTTCACTGATGGTGGTCGAATCAACGGCACTGGTGTTGAAACGCTGACCATTAACAGACTTATACCGACAAAAACACGATGGGTAGGTGATAATCTGACTATAATCATAAATGGGGACGTGTATTCCAGCAATTTTCCAGAGGCGGACCTCGGGGCGAGGATTAACAGGGCCGTTGCCGCCGTGACTGGCGGGCATACAATAAATGTTACTGCCGATGAGTGGTTTGATACAGTATACAGCACCGGTATAGTTTTATCAGGAACAGGAGTAAAACTCTCAATGCCGGGAATAGGTGACAGCTCGACAAGCAACAGAGCGCATTATACCGGCACCGGGGAGGCAATCAAAACGCTTGGCTCGCGATGTATCATTTCTGGTGGATTCAGTATCGATTTTACTGGGAATATTAACACAGGTGTTAATGGAGTCGTACTGGCGAGTAGTGATTCTGTTATAAATGACCAAGTGACCATAGCCTCATCACCAGGCTATGGGATACTTTTCGGGCATCTAACCGCTGATGTTTATGGAAACACTTTCACGGGTATCGTGAGAGTAACTAATTCGACAAAAGACGACGTGCGGTTTCAAAAGTTAGGGTCTGGAGATAAGCCCAACAGAAACTTTATCAGTAACCTGGTAATAACTAATTCTAACGCAGCCTTTTCTGCTGAGTCCGTGACCTTGACGCAGGCAGCCGGAGTGGCAACGGCTACGCAAGCGGGGCATCCATATGTGATAGGTGATGTTGTTCTAATAGCCGCAGCGGACCAAGCAGACTATAATGGTTCCTGGGTTGTGCGGTCAACAGTTCCTGGGGTTTCATATACATTTAACATAGATAACGATTCCGCAGTTTCTCCAGCAACAGGAACGATCACGGCAACCAAACAGAGGGTTGGAATAAATTTTGTTGATGGTCACAGTAATTTTATTGCTTTGGCTTACCCGCAAGTGTCAGCAACCGGGGCATGGGGCGTTGTTTCTTCTGAATCAAATCCTAACACGTTTGGCGTTTTAACAATCGAGGGCACAAACAGCGTCCTCGGTGATGATGGCACAATTCAATCCGCGGGTGGTGAGAATTTTTCCGCAGCAGTAAGGGAAGTAAACGGCGGATCGGTATCATTGAATGATTCAATTTATAGCGAACCGCAATACTCGCGCCCAGGGCTTTTAAGACCGAGAGCTTTGCATCATGCTTACAGGGAAAACACCACGATGCCGTCAATTTATACCACTGATGGGACCGGAGCAACAGAGCCTTTTGACGAGTCTGGAAATCTGGTCATTGAGGGTGGGACAAACTTGTATAAAGGCATTTATATCTCTGCCGGTGGAGTTGGTACTCAAGCTTGGAGGATTGCACTGTTTGGCAACTCCGGCATCAAGCTTAGACCTTCAGGGGCTGGTGATGGATTTTGGATACTTGATTATGACGGTAGTCCTGAAGGGGTTAAAGGTGCTAGATTTGGGTCTCTCTGTATAAACACGGGTAATACCGGGGGTACATACCCATTTTACGTTAAAAGGTCCGCATCTGGCAATACTGGATGGGAAGGCCAGGGGACTGTTTACCCATGATAAGGAGATGTGACATGAAAAAAATATGGATCGTATTGGTGATGTGGCTTGGACTGGCCGGGATGGCCCAGGCCGCCATGGTATGCGTTGAGGACGGTGCGGCGAGGGTCAAGGGGTCACTGCCCGGCTCCTGGCATTTCGAGATGATATGCACGTTCGATGCCACTCCCGGCACCGCGACGGACGAGTTTCCGACAACGGCCCCGGCCGGGCAGCGATGGTCCATGATGGAGATTATCAACCAGGGCCTCTTCGTCTACAATATGAGCGTCATACCCGGCGCCACCGGGCCGACGGATAATAGCGACCTGGAGGTCAAGGACTCAAACGGGGTGATCCTCATATCGGCGGCCGGGAATGGGCTCGATGTGATCGATGAGACGACCACCACATCGCAGATTATGGGGGACGGGCAAAATTCCGATAAATTCTTGAAGGGTAACGGGCTGGTGTGGACCATTACCGTTACGAACAATGCGGTAAATAGCAGCTCGATCCGAGTACCTTTCGATACTACCGGGCCGTGAGGTGACACCATGAATGATTCAGTTGTAAAGTCAATGGGAATGGGCCGCCTTCTCGGCAGCTTGATCATGACACTGCTTGCCGGGTATCTGGCGGCAAGCAGTGTCATGATCAAGCTGACAAGGCCGCCGGGGAGCAATTTGAGCGAGAAGAGCGATTTATCCGGGAAGTAAAAATGGAGTGCGAAAGTTACCAACGGATGTGTGGTGAATTATGAATTTACGGGGACAGGGAAATGGGCGGCTACCAGTCGAATCTGGCCGTGATGTCAACCCGAGGCTGAGCAATACGAAGCTACCGCCCGCCCCGCTTTCTGCACGGTTCGAAAAATTTATG